CGGCGGGAGATGGTTTTGCGGTCGACGCCGATCTCGGCGGCGGCGTCCATCTGCGGGAGCCTGCCCACGATATAAAGCTTCACGATCTGCTGATCGATCACGTCCAAAAGTCCCTCGTCAGTGACGCGCTCCCAGTCGCTGCGCGTGAGGTGTTCCAGCTCCTTCGGCAGAGCCAGCCGCGCAGTTATGCTTTCGTCACTCCCTTCGGCCCGCCGTCCTGGCAGGTTTTATCTCATGGCAGCAGCCAGTTTTTTCAGGAGATCATCGCCGTACTTGTAGTCGGCGAGATATTTGATCGTGTTGTCCGCAAGTCCTGCCTTTGCCTTGATGGTCTTCTTGGCGTCCTCGACGGCCTTATCGACGGTTTCCGTGTCGTAGTCCACCCACGGGAGCTTTCCGTGCTTCTGCCACTTGCGAGCGTGATAGCCTGCTTTCGTGCCGATGTTCTGGACGGCGGTGATCTGTGCGCCGTCGTACCAGATCGGCGTGCATTCGACCGCAAGGCCGTCTCCGATGTACAGGCCCCAGTGTCCGGGCATCCACAGGCCTTCGCCGGGGACGAGCTTATCCCAGCCGGACGCGGATACGTCCCTGCACTTGGCGATCATGCCGTCGGCAGAGACGTCCGGGACGGCGTTTCCGGCGTAGCGGGCGCCGCCGTGGTAGGCATTTTTGTTGCCGTTCCAGCCCCACAGGATCCCCTTTGTGAGATTCACGCAGTCAAAGCCAAAGTAGCCCTTTCCGATCAGCCTGCGGAATCTGGCCTGCTTTGCGGCGTCGTACCAGTCCGGGTATTGCTTTGCCTTCTCAGTGATGATCCCACCCGTGACCGGAGAGCCGAAGCAGCCCCACATGTACACGGTTTTGTAATTCTTTGCAACGTCGATGTGCTTTTTTACAAGCTCGGACGCTCTCATAACGTAACTCATGCCCGCTCACTCCCGTACAACTCGTGATGCAGCTGCAGCACGGCGGCCTCGATCAGCTTATCGATCGTTTCCACATCAAATTGAATGCCCTTCTCGGCGAGGAAGTTCACGACATACGCCTTTTTCGCCGCGCCGTCCGTCGCGGTGTACAGCTGCTCTGCCGCCTTTACGCCGATCTCGACGTAAGTGCGGAGCGTTTGCAGCTTATCCGCGTCGATTTTCGTCTTGATCCACGGGATCAAAAATGCCGAGACGAGCGCGCTGATGAGCGCGATCACTGCCGAGATAATTTGCGTGTAGTCCATATGCATGCTCCTTTCAATCTTTCAGCACGATCTCTGCGATGCGTGCTGCCGCTTCCGGGCCGTATTTTTCAGCCCATTTATCCATGTACTTCTGCGCGTACTTCGCGCGGTTCTCGTTTTTTGCCTTCCAGAGATAAAACCCGCTGGAAGCTGTTGTTTCAGCCAGCACCGCAAGCGTGATCTCCGTCAGGTCTGCGCCTGCCGCGCAGGCGATAATGAGTGCGAGGCTGACGAGCGCGCTGCAGATCAGCCACTTCTTGCTAAACTCCATTGTGCTCACACTGCTTCTCTAGCTGGTGCAAAAACTTTTTTACATCGCCGTTGCCGCCCAGCTTGACGTATTTCTGCCCGGCGATCAGACGCTCGGCCATTGGCATTTCCTCCGACATGATGGTCAGCCGGAGGATCGCCAGATACTGCTCGTCCTGATGCTCCTGCATTTTCCCGAGCTTTTTGTCGATCTCGGCGAGATGGTCGCCCTGGGAGTCTACCTGTGTTTTCTTCTTCTGCGCTGTGCCGACGATGGCCTGAATGACCGTCGTCAGCGCGGACGAGCCGAGGACGGCGCAGATGATCGTGATGGTTCCAGCATCCATGTTTTTACCTCTTTTCTGTCTTCGCCTGCCACGTGATATCCCTGCCGCAGACGCCGGTCAGGCGGTCGCGGAGGTAGTTCAGCGCCGTCCCGACGCGGTTGAGGTCAACGGCGTTGTATGCGCCCTTCATCCCCGCCAGCCACTCCGCCAGCTCCGCCGCCGTCATGCCCGCGTAGCCCTTCACGGCCAACTCGTGCACGCGTGCGACGTCCGCTGCAGTTCGGTCGGTGATGAGGGTGTCAATAATCATACTCATAGAAGCTCCTTAACGCTCGTCGGCTTGTTTATCAGAATGACCTTAAAGATCATATCTACATGATTAGAAACACCATGCCGCCGCGATACCGTCCACCTCGGACGCGACGCTCCAGTCCGCCTCACCGTTCCATCCCGTTCTGTCAAAGCAGCTGGTGTTGTTGAGTCTCGGCGAGCGCAAATACCATGCACGGTTTTTCTTCCGGTTGGCCGCCGTCTTGTAATACTCGTACTGCGTGCCCTCGCCCGCATAGGAGTATGTCCGCGTGCCCTGGACCTCGATCTCCGACAGCAGGAACAGCGTGTCCTCCGTCGTGTCGATGGCCGAGCTCGCGCCGCCTGCCGTGGTCTTCTTTGTCACGGCCTTCAGCGCGGCCACGACCTCCGCCGGCATCACCTTCTTCAGCGCCGGGAACGCATTGGACGTCCGCACCAGGCAGTTCTTCCAGCCGCAGCTGTTATCCTCTGCGCCGTTCATCTTATACTGCGTCGCGTAGGTCGTGTGCATCTGGAATGTCAGCGGAGCCTTGCCCGAGCCGTCGGCATAATCGTCGTGGTTCTTGCCGATGATGTCGATCGCGTAGGTCTTGTTGTTGATCGTCATGTTGCAGCTGTCGCCGACGTTCCATGTGTTGGGAACTTGTTTCTCTTGACAGGCCTTAATAATTGTAGCCCAGCTGTTATTTCCGAACACGGGGTCGATCATGGCCAAATCGACATTAGCTGTCCCAACCACAACATCTGCTGTCTTTGTTGTGCTTGCTGTCGCTGCTGTTACCGTCCATGTTCCAACCTCGTCGACTATCAACGTGCAGTTTCCACTCGCATCCGCCGTCCCTGAAACCGTCTTGCTACCCTTTGTAGCCGTAACTGTTGCGCCCGCGCTGGTTGTGATGACAATCTGCAAGTCGGGCGCGCCCTTGATGGCCTGCACCGCGCTCACGAACCCATCCGGGAACGCAAGCTGTGCGGACGTGCCGCCCTTCGTGCGGATGGCGTCCGCAACCGCCGTCAGGTCAGCCGTGTTTGTCAGATATTCCGCCATCAGAAGCTCCCTCCATTCGCGTTTGCGATCTCTACAGCTGTCCATGCCCCATTTACTACTCGTAGGAATTTTCCATTGTCCAAAGCCGTGACAGACGGCACTTCGCGAACCGTGACAGCTCCGGTTTTCCCGTTCACGCTCGTCACGGGCGCTTCCGTTAGATAGTCGGTGCCCGCCACGGCCACCGCCCACGCCGTCGGCTTCCCGCTGGCGTCCACCGCCTTGACCTTGATCAGGTCCCCGACGGAAGCACCGGAGGCGAGAAGGACGTCCTGCTTGGCCGCGACCTGCGCGGGCGTTGCGTAATCTGTCCCGGCTTTGGCCGCGGAGACGCCTCCCGCGCCGTCACCCTTGAGGATGCCAGCGGCGGTGATCTTGTTCTGCTTGTCGCTCCATTTCCCCGCAGGGCTGAACGTCAGCGCGATCCCGCCGTCGGTAGTTGTCTCAACCTGGACAACAGACCCACTCTCAAATCCATAGTCAAATTTATTGTTTATGAAGGCGACCATCCTCGAAACAGAAACCGCATACTCACCGTTTTCAGGGATTTCGTCTTCCGCCGGGGTATAGATCCCATTCAGCGCAACCCGCGGGAGGTCTCCGTCGCTGCTGAATTTCAGGCCGACGATCTGCGCCGCCGCGTCATACTCTGGCACAATCCCCATGGGCGGTGCGTCAACGTTATTCGCGAACACGATTTTCCCCGGATTGATCAGATGCCCACCGTTCAGATTGATTCCTTCATTGTTCTCCGTCATTGTTCCACCCGCAAGCGGCAGCGCTCCGATCCCCGCAGGTGTCACCAGCTTCGCAGCCGCAGCCGAGATCTCTTTCTGGTCCGCATCTGTGAAGTAATCCGTACCCTTGACTGGCGTCGCACCCGTGGGTCCCTGCGGGCCGGTCGGTCCTTGCGGCCCAGTCTCGCCCTGCGGGCCTGTTGGCCCCTGCGGTCCTGTCTCACCTTGCGGACCCGTAGGTCCCTGCGGTCCAGTCTCGCCCGGTTCGCCTTTTGCGCCGGGGTCGCCTTTGTCGCCCTTTTCGCCCTTCGCGCCCTGCAGCGGTCCGTTGTTGACCCACGCCTTCGTCACGCCGTCATAGATGTAAATGTCATAAGGTGCAGCCGCGCCCACGCCGTAGGCGTCGCCTACCTTTGGATTCTCGACCGACGCCTGCAGCGCGGAGACCGAGCCGTAATAGCCCTTGACCGTAAAGCCCGTTCCCGTATCGCCCTTCGGGCCGGTTGGGCCTGCCGGGCCCTGCGGACCGGTCTTCCCCTGCGGGCCGGTTTCGCCCGGGTCTCCTTTTGGGCCCTGCGCGCCCGTGTCGCCCTTCTCGCCTTTCTCGCCCTTTTCGCCGGGTTCCCCCTTCGGGCCAGTGTCTCCGGTCGCTCCCTTTTGGCCTTCCGCTCCTGCCGCGCCGGTGTCGCCCTTCGCCCCCTGCTCGCCCTGCGGGCCGGTCTCGCCCTGCGGTCCCCGCTCGCCGGTCTCTCCCTTCGGGCCGGTCGCGCCGGTCTCCCCCTTGTCGCCTTTGTCGCCCTTCTCACCCTTGACGGTCTCGACGTTAAAGTCAAATGTCTTCCCGTCCGAAAGCGCGATCGTGTACGTCGCCGTCGTCCCGCTCTGCGATTTCTTCGTGATCGACGTGATACTCGCGCCTGCCTCGCCGGTCTCGCCCTGTGCGCCGGCAGGTCCGGTCTGCCCCTGCGGCCCCGCCGGTCCCGTCTCGCCCTTCGGCCCCTGCGGGCCCATGACCGAGCCAAGATCGATCGTGCTGCCGTCCGTCAGCGTGAAAATCAGCTTCCCCGCGTCCGTAACCTCCACGGCCTTTACCCCGCGGGAGATCAGCCCGCCGATCGTCACCGTGATCTGATTTGGAATCTCTACCCTCATACCTGCTCCTTACTCCACGAACGCCCGATTCCCGCTCGCCAGCGTTGTCTTGTCGCCGTGCGTGTACCGGATATCGTAGGTGTACTTTCCCTTCGTGAATTTTGCCGTGACCGTCGCGTCGAAGTTCAGCGTGACCTGGTCATTCTCCACCTTCGCAAAGCTGAACGTGTGGACGGTCTGCCGCGTATCGTCCAGAAACACGATCGCCATGCTGTCCGTCGTCCCGATCGTGACGGCCTCGCCGTCCTGGTCCTTCAGGTCGAACCGCAGCACGATCGAGAACGTGTCCCCTTCGTACCACCGCAGCACCCCTTTGTCGATCCTCGGGCTCGGATAAGCCCCCGGAATTGGCGTCGCCATGCCGCATCCCTCCTTTTCATCCAGTGTAGCAGACCCGGCCGCCGGATTCACCCCACGCACGCAGCACTTTCCGCTTGCCATTCCCTCCCGCCGGTGCTATACTGGTTCCATCAAATACAAGGAGGCTTCCCCATGCTCGACGAAAAAGATATTGAGAAAATCCAATCCATGATCGACCAAGCCAAAGACGACATGCTTAAGCAGTCCGCCGCGAATACCCGCGTCATCATCGAGAGCAGCGTCATGAAGAAGCTGGACCTCCTGATTGAAGGGCAGCAGGCGCTCCTTGATACGCTCGCGCCGAAAAGCCGCGTCGAAGAGCTTGAAGAAGAGGTTTCCTTCCTGAAATCCGTCGTTCACCTGCACAGCCAGCGCCTCGCGGAGCTGGAAAAAGCGCAGTAATTCCAAAAACCGAAGGCCGGGGCATTCGCCCCGGCCTTTTGCGTTATTCCTCCTTCTTCGCCTTTTCCGCGTCCTTCACCCATTTGTCGATATCCTTGGATTTCTCCTTCCGGTTGAAGCCCAGCGCCGCGTAGATCTCGAGCAGCTTCTGCTTAAGCTTTCTCCGCTCCTCCGGCGTTGCGGCAAGATACTGCGCCTTGTACGCCGTCGTGACCTCCCTGCTGAGATCCTTCGCTTCCTTTCCGTGCTCGAGGTATTCCTTCGCTGCCTCTTTGACGTCTCCGCCCGCCTCGATCGCGTTCAGGAAATCGTCGTACATCTTGTAGTCCTTGTCGTCCGCCTTCCGGATCCACTCGCGGTACTTCCAGTATGCGTCGTCCTCGTTCTTAGCCCAGTCGTTGGCGACCATCCGCTGGATGGCCTTCTCCTGCGTGACCGTCCCGGCGACCGCCGCGTCGCGCAGCTCGTCCCGGTTGTGGTTGTCCTCGGCCTCTGCGAGGTACTTCTTCATGAAGTCGATCTTGCCCTGCTCATCGAGCTTGTCCATCTCCTTCTGCTGGTCCTCATTGGCGAACACCTGATAGAAATACGCCGTCTTTGCCGTGTCGCTGATGCTGTAGCTTTTGAGCAGCATTTTCTTGTCGTATTCCTTTTCGACGTTCTTGATCGCCTGCACGAACGTGTAGGTCTTCCTCTGGTCCTCTCCGCCCTCCGTGATCGCCTGATAGGCTTTCGTCTCCTTGACGGACAAAGACTTGAATCCATTTTCGATCCAGTCCTGCGCCTCCTGCGTCGCCGTTCTGCCGAACAGCACGCCCTGCGCCAGCTTCAGCGGCACATCGCCCGGCCGGTCTGTGTACGTCGGATATTGCAGCTGCTGCTCGCCCTCGTTGTTGAGCTTGTATTTGCCGCCGTTCACCACGGACATGATGCCCTGCAGGCTCTTTCGTGCCTGTCCGCCGCCCATCGGCAGCGCCGCATACGAAAGCGGCTTCGAAAGCTCGTCTACCAGCACCTGCGCTTTCTTCTTCGTCGCCATGTCCTCTTTGCTCGACAGCAGCGCCTTGTTGACCTTCTCCATATCCGGGAACGCCGAGATGACCGCAATGCGGTTGCCCTGCAGGTCAAGACCTATCGCCTCGTCCAGCCCCGTCATTGCCAGCAGCTGTGTGTTCGGCAGCTCGTCGACCACGCGGCTCGCAAAGCCTTTCCATACTTCCTCCGGCGTCTTCTTCTCCGTCGTATAATCCCAGTTCTTCGGGTTCACGCCGTACTCGGCCATCGCCTGCCACGTGTTCGGCACCTTGTACCCCGACACGTCGCCGACCGTATCGTTCAGCATGTCCAGCGGGTCCAGCGCCGGCCGCCTGCCAAGGATCGCTTCTGCCGCCTCATTATAGAGCCATGCGCCGATGAGGAATTTCAGCAGCGCCTTCGCCAGAGCCAGAACGCCCTTCTTCCGTTCCTGCGGGCGCATGTCCTTGAAGATCCAACTCAATTCGTTGTTGACCTCCAGCTGGAACTGCGTGAACATCTTCACGATAGGGCTCCGCACCGTGTACATGAGCGGCGTCGCACCCTTGCTGCGGTCTGCCATGATGCCGGACGCGAACTGGTCGGCTTCCTCCAGCGCGCTCTGCTGTGACATGCCGCGCTGCATGTTCTCGATCACCCGTGCCCGGACGATGGACCCCGTCGTAAATCCATCGATCTTCTCCATCACCCAGCCCGCGATCTCAGACGCCTTATCCATGCTTGACTGTGAAAGTCCGTGATACCCGCTCCGGTTGTTGATGAAGACCGACTGCTGGTCCAGCCCGTCCGCCTGCACGTAGTTCGCCAGCGTGTACCACATGCCCTTCATCATATTGACTGTGCTCGTCTGCGCCCACGCCTGCGTCAGTGGGATGAAGTTTGTGACCGCCGAGCCGATATTCGCCGCGACCATGTTCGCGCCCACGCGCTGCTGAGCCTTCCGCATGAAGTTATAGATTTTCTGCGGGATGATCTCTTCCAGCTTCCTGTCAAGATCCGTGCGTTTCCCGGCCAGCACATTCGTGTACTGTGTCAGCCATGCCGCCATGTGCGACATTCGCGTCCGCCCATTCTTCGAAAGCTCATCGATCAGCTGCTGCTTCTGGTCCGGGTCAAGCGCGTCATTTGCCTTGATCGCGTCCATCTGCCGCCGGATGCCTTCGTCGCTCGCGCGGTAGCGGATCTGCGTCTCCAGTGCCCGCATGCGCTGCACATCCTCCGTGTGGAAGATCACGTCGCTCGCCGTATCCAGATACAGATCAAGTCCCTTGATCGCATTGTACGCCGTCGCGTAGCCCAGCCGTTCGTTGGCATTCTTGAAATACCGGATGCCCGGCCGGAATCTGGACGTCAGTCCGTTGATCGTCGTCGGCAGCGGTGAGACCGTCCCGGTGAAGCCCAGCTCCCGCCCAAACCGCGCAAGGATGCTCTCCTCATTTTCCGTGAAGTGTGGGAAGTACCCGCGCCGGTAGGAGACCGGGTCATAGCCGAACTGCACGCGCACCTGGTTTATCATGTCGAGCAGCTCATCATAGATCTTATGGAACTCCGTGATCGCCTTGTCGATCTTTGCGAAGTCCATGTTCGGGTTATCCGCTTTCAGCTTCTGGATGACAGCCAGCCATTCTTCATAGGTCTTGCCGTCCTTCTTCTCCTCCGCGTCCTGCCCCTTCAGCATCTCCGCGTTCTCCTGTGCCTCGCCCAGCAGCTGCACGGCGTAAGCCTCGGAGTCTGCGTTCCCTCTCATGACCTTCTCGCTGATATCCAGCTTCTTGACCCGCTCCTGAATTTCAAGGATGAAGTTCTTCCGTGCACTCTCGTTCTGCTTGATCTTGTAGATATACTTGTTATTGAACTCCTTCGCCAGCACATCTCCGCCCGGGATCTTCCGCATCACGTCCGCGAAGTTTCGTTCCGGCGTCTCCGTGTTGTAGCCCCAGCCGGACCCCTTGTCGGCCCACTGGTCAAACTTCGCCGCGTCCAGATCCGCGTCCACCTCGTCAAGCATCCGCTGCTTGTTCTGCATGCGCCATGCCCGCAGCGTCAGCATCCGCGCGTCATACGCCGCTTTCGCCTCATAGACGTCCAGAATGCCCTTGCTGTTTTTCATCTTCCGCACGGCTTCCTCGCTGATATCTCCGCGCAGCAGCGCGCCGACGATCTTCTGGTCTTCCGCCGTCAGCAGGTTCTTGTTCATAACATACTGCACACGCCCACGGAGTTTCTTGACCTCCTTGCTGAGTTCCAACGCTTCTCCTGCCGACTGCGGGATCGCCAGCCCCAGCAGGTCCTTCGCCTTCTTCTGCCGGTCGAGATACCGCTGCGTGACCCGCAGATCTGCGGCAAATTCCTTGACCGCATTCCTCGCGTCATTTTTCGCCCAGTCCAGCCGCGCATTCGTCGCTTTGGCCTCGAACACATCCTGCTTGACCTTGCTGACCTCTGCCGCGTCCACGCCCTTGTAGCCCTCGACCCATTCGCGCGTCCGCCGGATCCCTTCGGCGACCTTGTAGATCTGCATGATCTGTGCGCCCGCCGTTTTGTTGCTCGCCGGGAACAACTGCGGCGCCTTCTTGTGGAGCGTCCAGTAAACGTCACGCACCGGCATCCCGTCGTCCCTGATTTGTATGCTCTTCGCCGCCTGCTGCCGGAACTGATTCCAGTATCGGATATCCTCTTTGTCCTGCGCCGGAATGGAGATCTTCTGATTCTCGATGAATTTCAGGACCCCCTTGTACTCCTCATAGTACGACCGGTTTTCCTCCATGCTGATCTCCGCCGCCGCGTCGACCAAATCGCCCACCAGCTTATTGTCCAGCTCGCCGGTCTGCAAAAACTTCCGCACGATCTGCTCCGTGAACGGCTGCAGCGTCTCCCGCTTCGCCTCCGGCGAAACGCCGAAGCTCCCCGCGATCTTTGCCAGCAGGAAGTTTTCCGCCCGCCTGGTGTACTGCGCCGCCTTCTCCCCCATCAGATCCCGATACCGGCCCTTTTTCTTTTCGTCCTCCTGCTGCGTCTGCTGCTCGTCCTGCGTCTGCTCCGCGCTGGCAGAGAATTTCCTTTTTGCCGTCTCTGCGGTAGTTCCAACACTTACAACATCTGAAAATTTTTCTCCGCGCAGGTTGACACTTTTGCCCTCATAGGATATACTACCTATAGAACCACTCCGCAGAAGGGACATGGGCATTTTGAAGCCCATGCCGCGAAGAAGCGGGATGGTTCTTTTTTCGTCTGCAAACAGAATGAAACTCCGCTTTATGAAGTTTTCCGGTGCCACGTCCTTCGAGTACGCGCTGGATACCTTCTGCATATCGTCAATCAGCAGACCATTTTCTGTTGGCCGCAGATCGAGGACACACATAATGCTCCGTCCGTCCTGCGCCTTTATCGCACCGAACATCACGAGACGGCTGTTTCCGTACTGGCTTCTCGCATTGTTTTTGCTTTTCAGAATCAGAACCGGATCGTCCAGAATCTCCGGGATCCGCTGGATCTCGCGGATCGTCATTTCCGAATGCTCCTTCAGAATGGTGCTGATCTTCTCGCCGTTCATATAAATATCGCTTTCGATTGCCCCCAGCCCTTGCAGCGTCGCGCCGGTCTCACCCAGCGCAAAGGACGTGCCCTCCGGCATCCCGGACTTGTACCATGCCGCCACTCTGCTTTTGAAATCCTGTGCAATCGACATCTTCGCCGGTGGCGCTCTCGCGCTGCCGGATTTTTTCTGCCACTGGCCGACCTCCATCTTCACGTCCGCGCGCAGCTGGTTCGTGCCGTAGTCCGTGCGGTTCATGCCGGCGTAGGTATCCGCGATGATCTCTTCGACGTAAGCGTCCGTGTCGTCACCGTAGATCCCGGCGTAGGCGTCCACATAGCTCTCGATCATCTCCTTTGTGATCTTGCCCTCGCCCAGCAGCCGCTTCTGGATCTTCACCGCCATCTCCGGCCAGCGCTTGACAAGCAGGTGATATCCCTCGTGCTTCGCCAGCTCGAACGCAGAATACTCCTCACTGTCCGCCCGGATGAGCACGGAGCCGTCCTCCGTCACGGCGGCATCCGCATAAAACGTCTGCCCGTCGATCTCCTGCGTCAGCTGCCCGGTGAAGAACCGCACATTCTGTACGCCCATCGACCGGAAGAACTTTTCCGCCGCCTGGATATCCTCGCTTCTGGCCTCTTGTCCCTTCGGCATGACGCGCACTTTTCGCGTGTTGTCCTTTCCAAAGCCGAGCGTCGAAAGTTCTACTTCATCCCAAGCTTTTGCGAGATCTCTTGCACCCTCCGCTCTCTTTCTTCCGGTGTCAGCTCTTTGCTGCTGCGCTGTGCTTTGGCGAACGCCTCCAGCTTGTCCTTCGGCACGCTGACCAGCCTGCCCGACTTGTCCTTCATCAGTAACCTCGATACTGCCATTGTTTACCCCTTTCTGCCCTGCGGCAAGGCCCGCTCGATAGGCGGCTGCCGCCACGTCCTGATTCATTCCTTCGGCGTAGCGCATCGCCCGCTGCTCACTCGCGCCGAGCCTGCCCTGCTCATAGACCTGTCCGAAGCTCTGCGCATACTGCTCCGCCGGCATGCCCGTCGTATTCCCGTTCAGGAAATACGCCGCCGTCTGCTCGTCATAGCCCGCTCTCCGGGCCTGCTCCTGCAAATACTGTTCTTCCTGCTGCGCGGCTGCTTCGTCCAGCTCCTGCTCCGCGCCCGCCGTCTGCTGCCGGGCGTACTGCTCCATGTCCAGCTCGCCCATATTCTCTGTCCCCGGAATGGGCGCAAGCAGGCTGTCCTGATCGTACTGCTGCTGTGCCGCCCGCTGCGCCTGCTGGACGGCCTGAACGCTCTGCTGTGCCCGATTCTGTTCCTGCTCCTGCTGGTACTGCTGCGCAAGCCTCTGGTTCTCCTGCGCCATTTCCGTGGCGCTCTTGAAGATCTGGAAGTTCCGTTCATCCGCCTCGGCCTGTGCCTGCTCCTGCCGGGCCTGTTCCTGCAGCTGCTCGAGCCTGGTCAGCGTCTCCGGCACGCGCGGCTCCTGCCCTTCGTCCACGGCCGCCTGCTGCTCCTTCGCCACCTCACGCAGCGTGTTCTCCACGGCCTTCTGCGTCACCTCGCCGCCATCGTCCACGGTCTGCTGCAGTTCCTCGGCCAGCTGGTGCGCCTTTGTGCCCTCTTCCTGCGCCATGCCATAGTCGATGACGTCCTGCACTTCGCCCGCCTCGATGACCGCTCTGGCCGTCTGCGTGACGTTTGCCTCCAAAATCACGCGGTTCACGCCCGCATACGTCCCGGACATGGCAAGGCCGGACAGGCCGCCCGCGAGGAACGAAAGGCTGTCTTCTTTTGCGAAGTCTCCGACCATCGCCGCCAGCGCCTGCGCCGGTGTCCTGCCCTCTGCGATATAATTTGCGTAGGCCGTCATGACCTCACCCCGGTCATGCTTCGCCACCACGTCATACGCACGGTTTAGCCAGTTGGACGCGATCTCTTCCGCGCCTTCCGACGCAAACGACCGCAGTGCCTTCCTCCACACGGCCTTCCCGCTCAACATGTTCTCGATGATATCGCCCACAGAATACTTTTCCGTGAAGCCCTCGATCGCGCCCTCGACAATACCGTCGACCAGCGCGTCCGCGTTGGACTTTCCGTTCTGGATCCCCTCATAGACCGAATCCGCCGCGACCTGCGAGCCCATGACCCAGTTCATCGTCTCCGCGACCGCGTCCTTCGCCCCCGCACCGGCCACGCCGCCAAAGGTTCCCACGAGCCCCGTCGAGACCGCCATGTTGACCGCGCTGTCCAGTGCCGACGTGCCCGCCTGATAGAGGAACTGCCCCGTCGGGTTCATCCCCTGCATCACGCTCCCCCGGATCCCGGAGGAAAGCCGCGTCGCATTGTATGCCGGGCTGTAAACGTTCGTCGGCATATCCTCGTTCTGATATCCGCCCGCCCACTTCGGCAATACGCCGCGCAGCGATTCCACATTGCCCAGCGCCTTCGCCGGGGCTGTCACCGCCGAGAAAAGCGTTCCCATGATCGGCGTCTGCTGCCCGATCTGTCGCGCCGCCTCATCAAGCTTCTGCGCGTTCTCATAGTCGTCCAGCACCTTCTGCCATTCCGCCAGCCGCTTGAGCGTGTCGTCGCTGTAGCCTTTTTCGTTGAGCGCCGTCTTCGCGTCGTACTTTGCATACGCCCGCACCTGATATCCGTTCAGTTCCTGCCCGCGGTACTGCCGGAGCAGATCCTGGTCTTCCTTACTCAGGTTCCCGATCGCCTCCTGTGCCCGGGCCAGCACGCTCTGGCTGTCGACCTGCGCCTTGCGCTCCTTCAGCGCGTCGATCTCGTTCTGCAGCTGCGTCACGCTCTTCCCATTTTTCGAAAGCCCGGTCCCGGAGAAATGCGTGTCCGCCTGTTCGATCTCCAGCGCCTCAATCTGCTTGTCCAGCTCCTGCGACGTCCGCCGCATGCCGCGCACCTGATCCCGCTGCACGGTCTGCGCCGCTTTTGCACGCCGGTTCTGCGCATCCACGTCCTCCCGCACCTGCTGCGTGGCCGGCGCAAACCGGCCGGCCAGCAGTGCGCTCTGTCCCTGCAGAGCCTGCGCCCCAAGCTTCAGCCCCTGCGCCGCCTCCACGCCGCGCAGATAATTCTGGTACGTTCCGTACTGCTTCTGCATGCCAGACGACCGGCTGTATTCCTGCTGCGAGACCTTCCCGCTGATAGCTGTCCCCGCATTCTCCGTCTTCTTCTCCCCGCTCGCCCGGCCCTTCAGCGCGGCCCCCGGCTCGATCTGCGCAAGCTCCGCCTCCCGCACGGCGTTCTGGTATGCCATAAACGCTGCATACTGCTTATGCAGCGGATCGTCTACGGTCGTCTGCGTGCTCTGCGCGTTCTTCCCGTAGTCCGGGTTCGGCAGGCCGTACTTGCTCGCGATCTGGATCTGCTTCTGGTTCAGCGTGATTCTCCCGCCGCGATAGGCGGAGGGAGCCTGCTGCGTGCCGGCTCCCTGTCCGCTGCGGATGCTCTCTGCAATCCGCTTTTGTTCCTCTGTCAGAGTGATTCGTCCCATGCTTCCCTCCGTTACCGCTGCCGTAGATACGTCGCGCCGTAGTATTCCAGATACGCCTTGAACGTATTGGACTCCAGCGCATTGTAGCCCTTGCTGTTGAGGTAGTTGTCCAGCGTCCGGCTGTCCAGATATACATTCGGGTTCTTTGCCCGGTACGCCTGCGCCGCTTTTGCAAGCGTGTTGTTCTTCTTGTCGCTCAGCTTTGAAGATGAACTGCTTCTCCCACCGCCGCCTCCGCCGCCGGATTTCTTCGCCGCGGCCTGCTCCGCCGCCAACGCCTGCAGGTAGGCTGCGTTCTCGTTGTTTGCCTTCTGCGCCCAGTAGTCGAGCATCGTCGCCCACTGGCTCTGGTCCAGCGACCGTTCCGAGTTGTACGCGCTCCGCGCATCCGAAAGATCCGAATAATAATCGCTGACCGTATCCCGGTACCGGCCGTAGTCCGTATCTTCCCGGCCCTTCACGAGGCTGTACTGGTTATAAAGGTCCGTCCCCTCATCCTGATACCGCTGATATGCCTGCTGCTGCAGCTGCGGCACGATGTCGTTGAGGTTCTGCAGATACGCATTGTACGCCTGCTGGCCTACCTGCTCACCGTATGTTGAGCCATAGCCGCCCGTGAGTGCCGCCGCCTGCCCCATCGTGTCCTGCATGGCCAGCCGCCCGAGCCGCTGGTATTGTTCCCTGTACTGCTGGTACAGAGGATCCGTCCCCATGTCATAGCTGAATTTCTTCCGGTTCCGGATCTGGTCATACAGGCTCGTCAGCTCATCGTCCCATCGCGACTGATACGCGCCCGGCTTGCTGGCCTTGACCTGCTCCAGATACGCCTGCGCCGCCTGCACGCTGCCCGACGGCGTGTACCCGCTCTCCAGCCCGTTCAGCTTACTTCTCGTGTAGTCCGACACGCCGGACATGGTGTAAGGGCTGTTCCTGGTCTGATAGCTGCCGCCGTAGTTCCTCGTCGTCTGGTTCTTGTTCACCAGCTGCGACTGGTAGCTGCCGTCCGCGTTCACGCCCGTGATGCGGTACGTGCCGCCGCCGGTCACGACCTCGTCGCCGGTCGAAAGCCCAGCCGGGGCCCTGCCGCCCGACTCTACTCGATATACGCTCATAGTCTCACCGCCTTAAAGCTTGAAATGTGTCGCGTACTGCTTCGGCATGTACGCCTGGTTGTAGGCATTGAAGTACCCCTGATAGTAGCTGTTGTACTTCGCCGCCTCGTTCGAATACTTCGTCGTCTCCCCGTTGGCGTCGCAGATCTTCATCCCCAGATACCAGCGGTAAATTTCATCATACGGCCACGGGATCAGCAGCTCCGTTTCCAGATCCACGTCCTCCCCATAGCCCGTAAACGGCTCCGGTTGCTTCTCGTGCTCGTGCGTACAGATGATATCCCGATACACGATTCCGTCCAGCTCCGACAGCCACCGGACCTTATCCGGCGTCTCGTACTGGTTCGACAGTAACCGGTCGACCGTCTCGATCGCTTCCCGAATTTTCATTTTTCCTCCTTACCAAAAGAAGGGGCATTTCTGCCCCTTCCTCTGCTTCCTGCCGTCATGGGCATTCACTTGTCAGTTGTCCGCCTGCGCGCGGCGGAAGGCTTCCTCCTCCGCCATCCGCGCGTTCATCAGGACTTCATACACCGGCAGCGGGACCTGCACGTCCTTGCCCTTCGGCACCATGAACGTCCGGCCGTTCACCGCCACAAAGCGGCTCTGCTCCTCGTTCTCCTGCCCGCGGGGCAGGTAGATCGTCTTCATGACGTTCCACACGTCTTCCTGGTTTGCCTGTACAGCCGCCGCAGCGGTCTCTTTCGTTGCCATGCTATGTGCTCCTTTCTCAGTTCGCCTCGTCCGTGCCGGAGTATGCGCTGCAGCTCTCCACGCGGACCATGCGGTCCTCGTACAGCAGCTTCGCCGCCATCTCGGCCTTGTAGCCGACGGTCGAGAACTGGTTCAGCGGGCCGCCGATCTCGTCCTTGCCCTTGACGATCATCTCAAGGTTGCCGCCCTCCGGGTCGATCATCTTGTATGCGTCCTTGCCGAGGAACAGCGTCGCGTACACGCTGTAGTAGACCGCCGGGTTTCCGTCAGCCGCTGCAGTCTTGACCGGGCAGGTCGAGTTGTTGAAGATCTTCGCTTCCGTCGTCTCGACGAAGCGCACGCCGTGCAACTCGCCGATCTCACCCGAGAACAGCGGCGTGACGTCTGCATACTTGTGCGCCTCGACCCATGCGTTCGAGGACCGCAGGTCGTATGCGACCGACGGATGGATGATCGCGACATACTTGCCGTCGATCTTCGGAGCCTTCATTTTCTTCAGCGTCGTCACGGCCTTGTTGACCTCGTCCGGCGTCAGCTTGGCCGTCAGGTCGAGGCCCGCACGGCTAGTGACTTCCGTATGCGCGCCGCCCGTTGCAACCTTGTCGCAGTACTGCACGTTCGAGCCTGCCACGACCGCGTCGCGCACGCGCTTATCGATGGACGTGCCGGCGGAAGCGCCGAGTTCTTCGGTCGCACCCAGGATGACGTTATCCAGCGCATGCAGCTCCAGCTGGTCGGAGACCGTCACGTACAGGCCGATCTGCTTGATCGCGCCGGTCGTGCTGGTCTGGCCCATCTTCTGGCCGGTCGGGATGACGCCTTCGGTCAGCTCCTCCGCGTCCTTCAGCGTGTTCCACTTGCGCCACTCGACGGTCTTTCCGTGGTTGCGCGGCAGCGCCTGACGGCCTGCCAGCTGCGCATGCACGAGGTTCGGCCGTGCGTTCTCGAGCAGCTGCGTGTCGTAGAACGTCTTCATGGTCGGCGCGAGCGTGTCGTTGCCGCTGAATGCGGTCGTCTGACCGGTGCCTGCGTTTACGTAGTTGCCGGTCGCGTTGACGAGCGTACCGGCGTCAGCAAAAAACTGAAATCCGACTTTGGATTTAAACATGGTTTCTTATCTCCTTTCTCAGGGGATCACTCGCTCCCCTCTTGCCGCGCGGCGGCGCATGTCCTCCACCTCCGCGCGTGACCAGTGTGTTTTCATCGGGACGTTCTCTCCGCCCGCAGCGCCGGAGCCGATCTCCTGCGGCCTTGCGCCCTGCGCCTGGATGGTCCGCATGACGTTCTCCCGCGCCTGGTTCGCCACCAGCTGCGCCTGTGCCTGTGCGATCTCCTGCTGGTGGATGACCTCATAGGCCGTCTTCGGCGGCACGCCCGCGCCCATGAGCCGTGCAAAATCCGGGTTCTGCATCTCGGTCTCAAAATCCGCGCCGTACCGCGCCGTCACATCCCGGGCAAAGTCTGCCTGGATCCCGGCGAAGGCTTCTCGCATCTGGTACTCCTGCAGCTGCCGCCGCATGGCCGTATTCTCGGCCCTGCCGGCGTACTCCTTTTTGAGGGCGTCCGCCGACATGCCCTTTTCCATGGCCTCCGCGCTGTAAAGCCGCTCGTCAGCGGAAAAGCGCTGTGCCAGTGCCGCGAAGTCCGTCTTCCGCGGGTCCGACGTGTCGATCCCATAGAGCGCGCCCAGCTGGTCAATGATCGGTGCCATCGCCTCGGCCTGCCCCTTGTACTGGTTCAGCCCGCGCACGCGCTGCTTTACGACCTTCTGCACCGCAGAATCAAAGTCCTGCTTGTAGCGGCCCCGGATCAGACTGTCAAACGTTTCTTCCTGTGTACCCTGTCCCTGAGCGTCGGGGACGTTGGCCGGCTGCTGCTGCACCTGCGCCTGTGCGGCTGCCTCCTGCCCGCTCTGCTGACCGGCGACGTCAGCTGCGCCCGTGGTCTGAGCGCCTGCGCCCGTGAATTCGCCTTCCATGCTATAAATTCCTTTCTGGCGTTTATTCTAAAATCATCGTAGCACAAACTTTTCCCAACTTCACCCCACGCCAGCCAGAAATAATCTCGCCGGAATGGGCCGCCGCAAGCGGCGGCTCTTATCCTCTGAGATCATTTCTTCCTTTCCGACGCGCAAGCCGAGCTTGTGCGTCGGTTCTTATCCCGGCTGCGTGCTTTCTTCCGACTTTTTGCGCGCATTCTCCACGATCTTCGGCTCCTGCGTCTCGCCGGTGTTGATCTCCGGCTTTTTTGCTGCCGCGGCGCTCGCCTGCGGGACTGCCTGTCCGCCCTCCTGCAGGATCTGCTGCGCCAGCCCCTCACCCATGACCGGATCGTACCGGTCTGCCAACGCCAGCGCCAACTGCTGCCACTCGACCAGCCGCTGCTGCAAGTCCGCGTTCTCCTGGACCTTCTGGATGATTGAGTCCTTCCCGTCAAAGTCCATCATGTCGAGCGTTGCAAGCGTCTGGTCGACCATCTGCGGGTTGAAGAACCCCAGCTGGAAGAACTGCAGCGCCAGCTCATTCTGCGCCATGGACGCGTACTCGCTTGCCTTCTGCGCCGATACCTCAATGTCGAAGACCGGTTTCCGCAGCCCGTCCGGCTGTCCGTTCGCGCCGTAGAGCGTCTGTGGCTGCAGCCCCTGATTGCTGTACTGTACGAACTGCTCTGCCCCGCGCTGCCCGATGATCCGGAACTGCCGCGGCAGATCATAGAACTGCCGGATGCGCTCAATGACCATCCGGATCATCCGCGCGTAGGCCCGGTAAGCCGACTTTGTGGAGTCCTTGCTACTCCGGCCGGACGCCTCCTGCAGCGCTGCAATGGCCGAGGCCGCCGTTACGCCGGAGCTCGCCGCGCCGTTGTTGACGTCCGTGTTTCCCGTTGTCCACTTGAGCTCCTCGATCTTGTTCTGCAGAATGGCGATATAATTGCTGTTGAGCATGTTGACCTGGATCGGCTGTAGACTGTCCTGCCCCAGATTCCCATCCACATGAACGAACGGCTTCGTCCAGTCCGCAAACTCCTGCTCATTGACCGACCCGTCCGACCGCTTGAACCACCGGGGCGTCGTCGTCATGATCGCGTTCTTCACGATCGCCTGGTTCATCCGGTCGATCTGCTCCTGCGTCGACTTGCCGATGTCGATATACCCATACCCGGCAATGCTGCCCTCCACCGGGAACAGCGCGTCGACCACGAACGGGTATTCCCCGTCGTCATACAGGCCCGTCTCCGCCATTGGCTTTCCGACCGGCTGCTGCACGATGCTGCCGTCCGGCATGGTCATCGTGTCATACCGCTGCTCTGTGTCGTTTTCCGTCGCCTGCAGGATGGTGTCGCCCACCAGCTTCGCAAAGTGCAGCACCTGCCGTCCGTTCTGATATTTCTTGTAATACCAGTCCACCACCATCGACTTGTTGTCAAAATTGATGACGTCGTCCGTGTTGTACTTCTGCTGGATTTGCGGATTGGAGTTAAGCTTTCCCCGCAGCTCCGGGTACTTCTCGACCAGCAGATCGTTGTCCACCATCTCCGTCAGGAAGATGTTCTTCGACTTCTGCAGATCCCGCACGCCCGGCTCCCAAAAGAAAGACAGAATATCCACCGGCTGCACCGAGATATCCCCGAGGCCGTTCAGCTTCGAAGAATCCCACTTCACGTGCCAGATGAGCGTGCCCTGCTTGAGTTTCGTCCACTGGCTGTCTGAATAGACCTCTTCGAAGTCGTTCTGTTCCAGAATGACCGGCAGCACCGAGGAAAGCTTCGCTGCCTCCTCCCGGTCGTCCGGTTCCCGCGGGCGGATGGCCGGGGCCGGATAGGCCGCGATCGCGTCTGCGTGCTTGCCCATGATGACGTTGAAGAGCCACGCCGACGTCCACTTGTCATCCTCCGGGTTTCCCTTCTGGATCCGCTGCCAGCTGCGCATGCGCCACCAGTCCTCCGAAGCAATGACCCGCGCCTCCAGCGCGCTCTTGCCCTGCCGGTATTTCTGCAGCGTGTCCATGGCCTTTCTGGCCTGCTCTTCGCCGATGGCCTTTCGCGCCGTCAGCCCGCTCGCCGTGTCATTCTGCATGGTCGTCTGCATCTGCTCTGTCTGCATTGTCCGCTTCCTCCTTCCGCAGGTCTTCCGCCGTGAGTCTCGCCACCTCGTTCTGGATCCCGTCCAGCACAAAGCCCACGATGACCGGCGGCAGCCCCGCCTCGTTGATGGCCTCGATCAGCCGCCCCCGCAGCTGCACCACTGCTTTTGTGATATTCATAGCTCCTCCTATCCGTTATAACTGCTGATTGCCCGGTTGAGCGCTTCCTTGAGCGCAGAATAGCTGTTTGCAAAGTACGTCGCTTCCAGCTTCGTCCCTGCCGATACCGTGCTGACGCTTCCCGCGCCTGCCAGATTCCCGATGGCGTTTGCCGCCTCGTTGTAGATGGCCGCCGTGATCGTCTGCCCGGCGTAGGCCGTCGTGAAGGAAATGCTCCCGTAGCCTCTGGCGGCCCGGACCTCGTTGATCTTCGCCGTCAGCCGGTTCCAGCTCGCCGCCGTCAGGTATGTCACGGCCTTCCCCGCCGCGATATACGCCGCATCGTCGCTCGTCCACGCGAAGGCCGCGATCTGTGCCTTCGTCTCGCCGGATACGGTGTTGGACGTCTTCGAGTCCGTCCCGGCCTTGTTGACGATCCAGAAATAATACGTCGTGCCCGGTTCCAGCCCCGAGACCGTCACCGGTGAGCTTCCGATCGACTGCGATCCGATCGCCGTATAGCTCGTCTTTCCCCAGTAGAGCGTCCAGCTTCCGTACCCGCCGCCGTTTTTGTCCCACGTGATCGTCGCCGTGTTCTTCGTCAGCGTGACCCCGCTGATAACCGGCGCGACTGCCGTGATCTTCGTCTTGTAGTACACGCGCACGGCCTGCCCGCTCGTAATGGGGATCGTCTCCGTCGCCGCGTGATTTGTCGCATACCCTTCCGACGCGAGCCTGAAATACTGGAATTCATACTCCTGCGAATACGTCTGGTACTGCGTGCCGGACATGGACAGGAAGAACGAATTGCCGATCGTGCCGGAGACGGACCCGTCTGACAGCGTGTGCTGCCCGTCCAGGTAGTTGTAGATTGGAATCGTCGTGGTCTTGCTCTGGTAGTAGACCTTGACGGTCTGCCCCTCCTGGATGGGGATTGGATAGCTCGCGTCGTGCTCCGTGCTGTAATTCTGCGACGAGAGCCGGAAGTACAGGAAATGATACTGCTGCGAGTACGTCTGATACTGTGTGCCCGCGGCCGAAATGTAAAACGTATCTCCGATATCGCCTTTGAAGGACCCGCTCGCCAGCTGCGTCAGGTTATCCAGGAAGTTTAGAATGCTGACCGTCGCCTGAGAGGTCGACTGTGCCAGCGTCCGCACGCTGATGGAGTTTGTCTCGGCGACAAGCGCCCCCGTGCTGCTGTTGTAGATCCGCACGCGGCAGATATACAGCGTGTCCGGTGTCAGACCAGTAATGACCCGGTGGGTCGTCGTCGTGCCCGCAGTCGAGTCCGTCACGGTCGCCATGACCTGTCCGGCCAGGATATATTCATATTTTCGCTTGTATGTCGTCGTGGACGACATGCCGGATACCGTCAGCGTGATACTTGTCGGCGTACCCGACGCGCCAGATAGCGTTGCCACTCAGACCACCTGCCTATCCGAACACCGGCGTAATGCCGCTTACGCCGCCGGAGGCGGTAAACCGGATGCTCCCGTCCGATTTTATCTGCATGCTGGCCGTCCCCGCCGCGTTCTGCAGATACACATCACCGCTCGTCGACCGCACGCGCACCGCCGGGCCGGACAGGTCGACCGCATAGGCCGCCGAGCTGGAGGACGTAAACTGCAGACTGCCCTCCGCGCCGCCGATCGTGCCGTTCGAGAAGTTTGTGCCCGCGATCTCAAGACCGTTGTTGATGATGTTGATCTCATCCATGATCTGCTTGAGCTTCGTCTGGATGCTCGTACCGTCGAGCTTCAGATCCGTTGCGTTGATCGTTCCGCCGATCTCCGCCCCCGTGCACGTCAGCTTGCCGTTCGCGTCGACCTTGAATTTGTCCTTGATGGAAAGCCCGCTCGTGCCGAAGTACATGCTCGCGCTGCCCCCAAATTCGTTGGCCGTGCGGTAAATGCTGCTTTCCGAGATCGTCCACGGCCCGAAGGTCGAGTCGGCTGCCGCCGTGATCTTCCCCGACAGCACCGCCCCCGCCGCCTCCAGCGTCCCGGACGGAAAATGCAGCTTCTTGTCGCTTAAATACGCGACCTCCTGCCCGTCCTGCCAGAAGCTCACCCGGTCCGGCGTCACCGTCACCAGCTCGTTCTTCGTCCGGTCGATGACGTTCTCGCCGCCGTCCGTCACCGTCGTCTCGATGTTCCCCACGCCCACGCCGTAGACCGGCACAGCGTCCTTGTAGTACAGCAGCCCCGTCTTGATGTACTGCTGCGAGTTCACCGAGAACTGGTTGTTGACGCCCGCCGTGTAGTCATACAGCTGCTTGATGCCGACGGAGTTTCCCTCGATTGTCAGCTGTGTCTTCTCGAGATACTTGCCGAAGTCCGAGATGGCCACATAGCTGCCGGACAGCTTCGTCGACCACGTCTCCGAGTTCGCCGCGGCGAAGTCCGCCGTCTTGATGATGAGCGCTTTCAGCGCTCCATAGCCGGAGAGCGTCGTTTTCTTCTCCGCCTCGGAGAGGCTGTCCGCGTCGATGGCCTGCGAGATCTCCGTCAGCGTCGCCTTCGCCGACCAGTCGGCGAGGTTCAGCTGCTCGGTCACGCTGCACAGATACCGCCGCATGCTCTCCAGCTGCTCCTGCGTCGTCTTCCCCGCGATCGACGGGTATGCAAGTGTCAAAGATCCCATTACGCATCACTCCCCGCTTCCAGCACCCGTGCCAGACTGAACAGCTTCATCTCGCCCTTCCCCGTCAGCCGGAACTTCAGGTGGTCACACCGGGCCGGGCGGATCGGCAGCAGGAAGGTCCTGAGGCCTCGCCCCTCGATATGCCCGCAGTGCCGCCAGACTCCATCGGAATCGTACTGCACCCAGAAGTCGACGCTCGACCCCTTCGGCAGCTGCATCCGCAGGTTGATCCGGGACACATACTTTTTCCCGACCAGCCCATACGTCATGATCCCCGTCTCCGCCATCCAGCCGACCGGGGCTTCCAGCGTCCCAACGCTGCCGTACACAGTTTTGAGTGTCCCGTCCTCAAGGAAATACAGCTCATCGTCCACCCGCGCGAAGTCCTCTGCGTGGGTGCTGTCCTCCTTGTGCCACAGACCCTTGCGGGTGTCGTAGACGAACAGCGACCAGTTATGACCTTCATCCTCCATGCTGATGAAGTACTTCCCTCTGGCGCCGCCGGCCACGGCGTTGTAGTAGAGCTTCGTCCCGAAGCAGCTGCCGATCTCCTGCGGCAGACTCCCGTCGTACACGCAAACGCCCATCCGCGATTTGTAATACAGCCGGTCATCCACCACGACCAGGCTCTTGCTCGACCCATTCTGCACGCCCGCGCACTTCTGCACGACCACCTGATGCGCGCCCGTCGCCGACGGATACACCCGATGGAAGCAGTCTTCCTTGAAGAAAATCGGACTGTCGGCCAGCGTCGCCGCGCCGGTCCACTTCCCGTCCGTGCCGCAGCTCGCGCGCCACGAATCCGTCGACACGCCCTGGTAGCACTCCCAGTTCTTAAAATCGCCCAGCTTGCAGCAGTAGATCTCATTGACGGTCTCTCCGTCCGCCACACCGTACTTGCAGCCCCACAGCCGGTTCCCGCTCTCGGTGATGAAGTCCATGCTTGGGACCTTCCGGGCCGTCTTCACCGTCCCGCTCGTCACCTTCGTCGTCTCGTCGACGAGGCCGACGATCACGAGGTAGCTCTCGCCCACATCGTAGAGGATCTGACTGCCGTTGAGCTTTTCGACCTGCTCGTTTCCGGTCAGCCCCGAAAGCCGGATGCCGTCGTACTGCTGAAAGCCCTTCCCGATGCCGTTCGCGGAAAGCTTCAGATACACCGTCGGCACGGATACCCACTGGCTCGTCGCCTCCGCCCACTGCTTGAGCGTGTGGAGCTTGCCGGACGTGTCGAGCCAGTACTGGCCATTCGTCGGGTTTTCCGGCTGGCTGGCTTGCTTATAGCTCACCGTCAGCGCCGTCCCGTCGACAAGACACAGGGAAATGTCAATGTTCGTGCTTGCCGCGTTGACGGTGTTCTCCTGCCCCATGTACCCGTTGTCCGAGTACTTCTCGGTGTTGAAGTAAATGCCGTCCGGGAAGATGCACAGGTACGCGCCCATGGAAATGAGCTGCTTTTCCCCCGCCGAGATCGACACGGACGGCATATACGCCTCCATCGAAGCGCCGTTGATATAAAGCACCTGGTTCTGCACCCAGCACAGCGCATCCTTCGCCAGAATCCCCTGCACCCCCTCGATCTCCTGCGCCGTCCCCCGCCTTGGCCGCGGCGCGAGCAGCGGATACTCGTCCGCCGACAGATTCTCCATGTCGTAAAACTCCCCGTCCGCCAGCTCGAGGTTGTGGTTGTATCCAAGAAAGACCTCCGTCATCATGGTCTGCTTCTCAGTCTCCGTCAGTTGTGGTGCCAGCATGGCCTTACCTCCGTTTCATCATGTCCAGCGGATCAAAAAGGATCCGCTGCTCTTTCACAGCCCGGATCGGCTTGATCGGCCGCGACATGCAGAAATATCTCCATTCGTCCGCGACGTGGTCTTCCATCGTCGTATCCAGATCCTCTACCTTGTGCTCGTCGTAGATGAGCAGCGGGATCGTCCGGATGAACGCCCTGCAGGTGTTGAAGACATACATCCGCGGATATCCGTCCTCGTCAAACTGCAGCCGGTAGTGGCACTGCATCCACCCCGCGATCCGCTCGTTGTCGCCCTTCGTGAAATATACGCCGTACCGCGCTGCGGTATCTGCGATCGACTCGCCGCGTGACGCGTCCCAGATCGCCGGATCTGCCACGCCGAGGATGTTCTTCCCCTTCAGCCAAGGGTGCTGTGTCTCTGTTTTGTGGATCTCCGAGAACTGTTGATCCGGCGTCCACTTGACGCCCTCGTTCGGTGTCTGCGTGCAGCCGTACAGCTCCATGATCCGGTAGATCGTCCCGTCATAGTCAACTGCCCACCATGCGCAGGAGAACGGCTTCCCGTAGCCGAAGTCATAGCTCCGGCAGATCGTCCATCCGTCCGGAATCTCAAACGGCTCGATGACATGCGTCCAGCGCCGGTCCCTGTAATGCTTTGGGTCGTCCACGAACTCTTCAAAAAACTGCCCTTCGTATGCGTCCCACCGGCCCTCGAGCCATGCGGCGCGGCGCGCCGGCGGCAGCTTCTCCAGTTCCCGTAGGTACTTCGGCTGCGCCTTCATAAGCGCCTTGTTGTCCTGTACCTTCGCCTGAATGAAAAAGTAATCATCCGGGTCCTCATCGTCGTTGAAGTTCCGGTCGACAAACACCCGCTTGAAATACGCATGCCCCGGGCCGCCGGGGTTCAGCGTATAATACGTCCGCTTTGGAAATCCGTTCGTTCCTCGCACGCAAGCATTGATCGCATCGATCCACGATTTCTGCATCTGCCCGGCCTCGTCCAGGAATACCACGTCGTATTCTGCGCCCTGGTATTGTCCGACGTCGCTTTCCTTTGCGCAGTAGCCGAAGGAGATCTTCGAACCGTTCGGGAATGTGAATTCCTTGTCCGTCTTGTTGTACTTCGCAATCCCATGCAGCATCCCCTGCAGCGGCGCAATGTGGTTGTTCTGCAGTTCCTTGTATGTCCTTCTGACGATCAGCACCTTGATACCGGGATACTTGCTGGCAAGCAAAATCGCCTTCACGCGCACAGCCCAGCTCTTCCCACCGCCGCGTGCGCCGCCGTAGGCGATATGCCTGTGCTTGTCTTTCAGGAAAAGCACCTGCTTCGGCTGCGCAGTTCCAAGATCCAACGTCTTCATTCGCTGGACTCCTCCGCGTCATTTTCCAGCAGGATCCGCGTTCCGCCGGTCTCCTGCTTTTCGTCCCCGGCGTCTCTGCGATACCGGAACCCATACTCCAGCGCGAACTGCGCGCCCCGCTGAGAATCCCGGTCGAACAGTCTTTCGGCCGTATATTGTTCCACGCGCGTCTGCGCGCGCGAAATCGTGTCCATAAACTCTTTCCTGGCCTTGTAGTTATACAGGCTCTGCCTGCTGGAAAAGCCCAGCGCCAGCGCAAGCCCCGGGATCGTCGGCGGCTTCCGCCCCACCCAGACCGGAGTCCCGTCTTTCTGGTTGAAAACGATGCGCCCGTCCTCATCCCGCAGAATCTCTCCCTTGCAGCTCTCAAAATACGCCTCGATCAGCCCCTCGATCTGCCCCACGGATTCATACTTCGGTTTCCTCGCCATGGCTCACGCCTCCCTTCTGCTTTTCAGCATAGCGTATCCGGAAAATCTTTTCACCCCACGCACGCAGAATGAGCGCATACGGCGTTCCGCATGCGCTTCGGCTCTCATTCTGTTCTTTCGTAGTATCGGAGCTTCGCCGCCGCGATGCTGCACCTCACGTAGTCAAAGCTGGCGCAGTATCGCGTGATGTAGTCTGCCGTCTCCCGCCGCTCAGGAAATGTGAGCACGCATTCTCCCTCGCAGCGTATCGTCTTTTTCCCGGCTGCCTGCCAGAATGGGCAGATATACTCCCTGTGCCAGTAGTCGCTCGTCCCTATCACCCTTTCGTCTTAAAACCTTACGCATATACAAGGTTTAATTTAAGCGGCTCCCGTTCCGCTTGTGCTCTGATCTTGGGTCGACTACATACTTATAATATTGATACCCGTACTTTGTCGTCCGTGCCTCGACGAGGATATAGCCGCGCGGGGCGACGGGCGGATGGTTTGGGCTGTACTCGCGCACGGCCTCGGTCGCAGGTTCCGGCTCTGGGCGGATACAATTTCGCGTCGCCTTGTACCGGTGGCCGCCAAATTCTTTTCTCCAGTGCGCATGCAGGTAACTGGCAAGTGCTGTGTAGTCCTGTCCGTGGTCGACCTTATTTCCCTGCTCGTCTATATAATAGTTGTGCTTTCGCAGGTGCCGAACCTCGATCACGCTGCCGAGCCCCCAAAGCCCGCCGATGGCTTCTTCCGGGATCCCCTCTGTTACCAGGTGCAAATGGAAGCGGTTGGTTGTTTTTCCTCTTCCGTAGAAAGCAACGATTTTTGCCTCCGGATAGTGATACTGCATGCGGCGCACAAGGTTTTCGCGCACTCTGCGCATTTCCTCTGCGGTATGTACCTCGTTTTCTGTATCCAATGTCAGGGTGGAATACAGGCTTGTGGGCGAGAAATTGGCGTTCATCAGCGCAACAAGCCGATCCAGCGATTGCTTGCTGTTGAATTCATCGCGTTCTTCCTGCGACTGGAACCGCGGCTTGCGCGGCTTGCTGGTCTTTTTGTCCGCGCCATCGGACACGGTATAAACGATCTGCGTACATACCGCCCCTGTAAACAGGCGGCGCTTGTGCCTCTTTGCCATCATCCACACCTCTTTCTCCCGGGCGGACAGAGCCGTCCGCCCCTACAGGTCTTCTGCCCGCTCAAAGCGTGGCCGGAAATTCCGGCCACAGTTTCAACGGTCAGTTCGTGTATCCGCATGCCTTGCATGTGCATACGTCTGTCTCAGCGTCCCATTCGCAATCTGACGCCCCACATTTCGGGCAGTGCCCCCACGCGCCTCGCGCTCCTTTGGGATCTGGCCCCGGCCCATTCAGCTTTGCATACCACAGAGCCCCCTTTTGGCCCGGGTCTTCCCAATGTGCGGTATGCTCACGATTGTCCCCGCGTTCCTCTCTTGCCTTCTCGATCCGCATTTCCAGACGAGCAAGCTTTTGCCTTCTGGCTATCTGCACTGCCACCGGGACGCCGAACAGCAGCGTCAGCTCTTCCAGCGCGATCTGGACGTCCGCGATCTCCTCGGCGATCTCGTCATAGTTGTCAATCAGTCCGTCCCCAAGCCCGCCGCAGCCCGCAAACGTCACCCGCTGCGCCTTGCACAGCTCCTTTGTCAGCTCTGCCATCTCTTCTATTGCAACCGCAATCTGCAAATCATAGCCAAATGTCTCAATTGCAGACCAATAGATGTTTTTTGTGTCTGTCATTCCTGTTCCGCCTCCATTTCCTTGCGCTCTTGCATAAACCCGTGCAGATAGAGCTGCAGGAGCTTTTGGGCGGTGTTGATGTACTTGTTGAGATCCTTCTTCCCGATCTGCAGTTTGCCTGTGGTTACGACGCGCAGG